TTGGCAAATCAGAGTACTCAGTGTCATTTTTTGGTAATCTGTTATATTGATTTAAGTCAAAGAAATACTGTTCGAATACTTCAAGCTGTGCTTGATTTGCAAACAAATTAAATTCTTGTGGTGTTACATACCCACGGTTTTCTTTATTAAGAATAGCTAATACTCTTTGATATACTGTATCTATACTAACTGCCATATTTTTTATTTATTATAATAATAGCCACCATTACAGTGGCTATCACTATAATGAGACTTTATTTTAGTCTTTTTTCAATTGATTTATAAACTTCTAAGCCTTCATCTGTTTTTAAGAAAGCTGTAAAAGCGGAATAAGGATGTTCATCAAATGGAACTGTCATAATTTTCTTATCAGTTTTTGCCCACTTAAATGTTCTTTGATCTTCAGATAATCTTAATATTCCAAGTTCAGAGGCTTTTAAAGCCATATTCCTAATATTAATATCATCGTCATTAGCTAGTTCTAAGAAGAGTTGTGGCTCATTCTTAGCAAATAGTAATAGATCTCTTTTAATCTCCTTAGAAGTCATCTTAGATACCTCAGATCCAACCTCAGACCTTATAACAGCTTCTGCTTGATCAATATCCATTGATTTTGCCACCATTAAAGCTTCTATTTCTAATTCAAGTATATCTAAATCATCTTCTGCTTCCTGTTCTGCATCAAATTCTGCAAATATTTGACCCCTTTGAGGGTGAAATAATGACATTAATTTTTGCAAAGTTTGTTTTTCTTTTGGTACATTTAATATACCGTCTTCAAAAACTATATGACCAAGTCTTGCGTCGCCTTTAAATTCGTCTACGAAACAAGTTTTTTGGTTTACCGTGTATTTTAGTTCTCTTTCAAAGCCTTTTTCTTTGTCAAACCAAAATATACTTTTACTTTTAATTGTGTATGTAAGTGGTGATTTTCCACTTAAAAGATAGTATGTTCTATCTTTAATCTCCCATTTAGGGGCTGTTGTTACTTTTGTTGCCATAATATAATAAGATTAAATAATAAAAAAATATAAGAATCCCCAGCCGAAGCCAGGGAAATCTCATATTAAATAAGGATTAGTTTAATAACATAAAGTTATTAGCACCTTGTACTACTAAACATCTTTCAGATAAATAGTGTACCTCCATTGCGTCTAGATCAGAAGTAGTCGCACCACCTACAGAACCTGTAGTCCAAGATTTCATCTTTCTGTCATCAGCTTCAGAAGCTCTATATCTGACGTGAAGGAATGGTCTTTTGATGTTCTTACCTAATGTTTGATCGTAAACTGTTGATGTTCCAGCAGGTACCACTACACCTCTAATGTTAGTGAATGCACCACCTGTTGTAATATCATTTAAGTATTTCCAGTCTGTTTTGTAGAAGTCATAAGAACCTCTTCTGAAACCAGAGAAACCTAAATTAAGTGCCATATCTTCGCTGTTTGAGAAAACACCATAAGATGTACCACCTGTACCATAAGAATTTTGAGCCGCTAGCATGTCGTCAATGTTTAACGCAACATCTCTGTTTACGAATAACATGTTTTCTTCAATTGCACCTTGCGTATCTAATTTCTTAAGAATTTCATCGAAGTCAGCTAAATCTTCAGTTGCTGTGTTACCATCAACACCTGCAGTTACGTGACCTCTATCTTCTATTGCTGCGAATAAACCTTCAGTACCACCTATTCCAGTTACAGTAGATGCACCTGAGTTAGCTACTGCTAATTCACCTTCTACCATAGACATTTCTAAGTAATCCTCGAATCTAGTTCTTGTATCACCTTCTGCCTTTAAGTACCATAAGTAACCTGATTGTCCGTTTTCGCCTGTAATTTCAACCCAACCTACTTGAGAAGCATCAGATCCTGAAATCTCATACTTATCTTTTAATATGATTGGCTTGTTTGTAAACGACTTGAAAGATGGTGTTACCGCACCTGTCATACCGTTCGTAGCTTTTGCAAATTCAGAACCTATAACAAAGATTGTTACTGTTTCAGAGTTTGTAAATGCTGGAGCTGTACTAAATAATGCTTTGTCGTATCTCTTAAGCGTTAAAGTAGTAGCGCCTGAGTTAACAGCTGATACGTATGCGTTAGCAACTTTACCAGATGTAGCACCTTTTAATTTTACTGTTTGACCTACTCTTATTGCGTGAGTACCAGAGTTTGCAATTGTTACATCACCTGATGTTGTGTTCAATGCACCTGTGTACGTTAAGTGTAGTCTACCTTGCTCAGACCAAATGATTTGATCAGAAGTCATAGGCATTTCCGCACCTACCATTCGTAAGAAGCTAGCGATAGATCTGTCTCCATATCTTTCAACTTCTGCTTCGTATAAATCTGGTAAATACTGCTGTGACCAATCGTTAGCACTACCTGTAAATGATAGGTAGTTAGTTGCTAGCGTTTGTTTAACTGGAGCTGGTACCACGTTTAGGTTGGTACCGCCCGTTGGAGTTATTACTGCCATTTTTATTTATTTTTTTAAAGTTATTTTCTAAGTTTAATTTTTAACTTTGAACTATCATCCCCAGAAATTGCTCTTATTTTTACTCCCTCGGTTTCAACTGTGCCAGCTTTACGTGGATCCATATTTATATTTTTTGAATCTGCATTTAACTGTTTTATAGCATCAGCTTTACCTTGTTCGTAAAAATGATTTGCAACTGCATCTGCATTGTCTGCAACGAAGAGTGCTTTATGATAACCTTTAGCGTCTTGTAACATATTATCTTTACTGATATACTTATCTAGTACGTTTAATATATTTGCTTGCTTATCTAAAACTTTTTGTTTATCATTAACATTGTATCTATACTTTTTGTCTCCCACTTCAAATTCAAAACCTTTGAAATTGTCATTGAAAACTTTTTTAGATTCATTATTAAAATGATTCACTTGCTCATCTTGTAGCTTTGCTTGTTCTGATTGTTCAGAGTTGTAAGTATTGAAAAACTCAACTGCTTTTTGCTGATCATCGGTTAACTTAGAACCCAACTTGACTTCTTTGTAATATTGGTCCTTTAATCCTTCTAAATAGCTTTTGGCTTTTGCAATTTCTTCTTTATAAGCGAGTTTTTTTCGCTTAATATCTCTTTGCTCATCAATTTCTTCATCAACTGAAAAATTATCATCAATTAAAAAATCAATTTCATCTTTTGTAAGATGTGATTTAGTTTGATTATAATATTGATACAACAAAGTAGATTCATCGATGCTAGAATAATCTTGATTAATTTTTACATAATCCTCTAACGTTCCACCAGTCTCATTTATAAAGTCTACAACTTTTTGAATGTTTTCTGGTAATTCTATTCCTGTGTCTTGTGAGGTTTGTACAGCCTCTTCTACTTTGTCTTGTAAATCCTGTACTTCTTCTTTAGCCTCTTCTTTTGGTTCTTCTTTTGTTTCTTCTTCAATTACCTCTTCTAAGGTTAATTGATTTTCTTCTGGAACCTCTTCAGTAACCTTTTCTTCTTGAATAGGTTCTGTTTTTTGCTCTACCGGTTTGCTTAAATCAACTTTATACATACCGTCTTCGGTTTTACCCGTGTCTTGTCCTGCTGCTTCAAGTACTTGTTCTTCCTTTTCTGCGGCAGTTGGTGTTTCGTCAACTACGACGTCTTTGTTTTCTTCCATGATAAAATATTATAAAAATGTGTTTGCAGTTTTTATTTAGGCTCAAACTGCTCTAAGCCAAATCCCCCTAAGTTGTCAAATCCTGCTGATTCAAACTTTTTCGGTGGTTTATTGTTTTTTCTTTGATCAATTAATTCTGATTGCTGAGAAGCCTGTATTTTAGTTCTTTCATCTTTTCTATCTTCTTTAAACTTCTCTTTATCTTTAATTACATTTAAATCAGCGTCTTTAAGTTGCATATTCATTTCAAACTCTTTTTGCATCAGCATCATTTTTATTTCAGCTTCTCTTTCTAGTTTTTGAGCATCTAGTTGTGCTTCAACTTGCGCTAACTGAGCTTTACTTTGTGTTATAGCTTGTTGCTTTTGAACATCAGCTTGTGCTGCTGCTTGGGCTGCTTGGGCATTAGATTGCGTTTGCATTTGAATATTTTCTTGCTGAAGCTGTCTGTCTTTATCAAACTTTTGCTTTCTTCTTAATTTTAATAATTGATTTGCAAGTTTTAAATTTCTTATTTCTCTAATATCAATAGCATCTTCTAAATTAATTTGTTCTTTTTGAAGAGACATTTGTATATTATTTTCAAGTAATTGTTTTTCTTCTTCATCAGGTGTTAATTCTAAGAAAATCCCAAAATCATGAAGTTGTAATTTTTTAACTTCTTCTAAAGCTCCTACATTTGATCTACCTATAGCTTGTATAAAAGATTTTCGTGTTGGACTAAACTCTAGCACATCTGATATTCTAAGTGATATAGCCTCAGCTGTTTTTAGTGTAAGGTATAATCCCCCTTGTAATATATGTCTTGTTGCTGTATTTGAATTTGCAGCTGCAATTTTTTGTAATCCTACTAAAGCATTTTTATCTGGCGTTGAACCATCTCTTGCTTCGTTTAATCCGGTCACATCTCTTATCATTTGTAAATAATAATTATATGAATTAATTAAACTTGATATTTTAGCATTAGACCCAGATGATTGTAATTCTTGTACAGGAATTTTACCGTTGTTAAATTCACCATCTTGTGTCATTGATCTACCAATAACAGAACCTGTTTGAAAATACATATTTAATGCTTCTTGTGCATTATAATTTGTTCCATTACCTAAATCTATTTCTGCAATACCGTCTGCATCTAAATAAACACCATCAGGAACCATTCTTGATAACACCTGTTGTAACTTTAAATGCGTTAATTGAATCATATCTGCAAACGTAGTCATTCTACTAACAAGAGATTCAACTCTACCTTTATATATTCTTGGTGCTACAATATTATAACTAAACTGGGCTTTAACTGTATCTGACTTTGGTCTTGTCATGTTTTCAGCTAATTGCCATTTTAATAATTTATTAGTACCAACTATCTTAGCACCTTCATAAATCACCTCTATTGTTCTTGATTCTTTAGTAAATCTACTTCTAGAATCTTTTGGAGGATTAAAACCGTCGTCTTTTTTAATAGCCTTCGATGCCCCCGATGAAGTTTCTTTTATTTTATGTACTTGATCTTTATATGTTTTATATTCAAAATACAGTACATATACATGAGAATTATCCTCACTGTCATTACCTGCATAAGATTTATTATATAGTTTAGCATTTGTTCCTTGCCCCTCTACATCTCTTCTTATGTCTTCATCTGTTAATTCAGGATATTGCTTTTTTAAATCAACTACAGACACTTTTCTTATTTCACCTACATAATATATGTCATCAAAGTGTGGCGACTCTGTGTATGAATAAACTAAATCAGCTGGATCTACATACTTTATATTTATCCCCTCTGATGTTGTATATTCGTTTTTAACAGCACCCATACCAATAACAGTTATATCATAATCTAATCTTTTCTTTATTAATTCATATTTATTATGATCGAATACATTGTTAATAGCCTCTTCTTCTGCTATTTCAACAGAATCTTTGTAATCAAGTTGCATGTGAAGTTCTAACTCCTCTTCGCTTTCGGGCAATGTGTCTGGGTCATTCTCGTATATATTTATACCCAATTCATTATAAACTGAATCTGAAAAATTAACAGTTCTCATATCTTTTAATAAAGATTCTACATAATCTGTTCTTTTCTGCACTGATGCTGGATCTTGTGAATATGCTTTTACATCATATGTTCTTTCTGCAATACCATTTACTACAATATCTACAAACTTGGGTATAATAGGAACAGGTTTCCAATCTATGTTTAAATATGATAAATCACCATTAATAGATAATTCGTCTTTATATTTCTGTATTGACTGTTCACCTCTAGCATATAATCTTAAACGGTGAAAATTGTCTCTATTAGCGTAGTACCTAGCTGTACCAGAATCTCTTTTAAACCATTCTGATTCAACTGCCCTTGCAATCTCTAAACCATATTTTTCACTTGCTTTCTCAGCATTTGAAACTGCTTGGCTTGGGAATACACCCTTTGGTAATATATTCATCTATTTTATTATTTTTGAAATACTTCCTTTGTTATTATATTTTTTTAATCCAAAATCTAAAACCTTTGTTTGTTTTAATTGCTTTGGTTGATACAAATGCCTATTGCAAGCCATCACGGCGAGACCGGAACTTATTGCGGCATCATGTTTTGTTCTATTATTTATGTTAAATTTAGACCAATCGTTTAACGTTGCA